CTTTGGTAAGTTCTTTTTTTCTCATATAGTGAAAGGAGATTATGAGGTGCCAGAGTGCCATAAGGATCTGATTAAGGCTATTGCTACTCGTGAAGATGGGGCAATAGTATTCCCCAGAGGGTTTGCTAAATCAACCTGGATTAAATTAGATACAATCCACGATATAGTTTATAAGCTAGAGCCTGTTATTTTATACATATCAAACACCTTAAGAGATGCACAGTTTCATTTTGAGAGTATAAAGACCGAGCTGGAGAACAATAATTTGCTAATTGATGTTTATGGCGATTTAGTACCCCCAGAGAGCAATTTAGGTCGAAAGTGGACGAATACTCATTTTGAGACATCAAATGACTGTAATGTGGTTGCAAGGGGTGCTGGTAAGGGCAGAGGGGTAAACATTAAGAACAGACGACCTACAAAGATAATCTGTGATGATGTGGAAGATGATGAGCAAGTGAAAAGCCTGGATCGTAGGATTAAGATGCATGAATGGTTGTATAGTGTAATTTTTCCATCGAAAGATCCTGAAAAGGGTTATATTAAAATGGTTGGTACTATTATATCGCCTAATTGCCAGATACTTAAGTTTTACAAACAGCATGGAGGGATATTTAGAAAAGGAATAGAAGATGGGGAGTCGATTTGGAAAGAGGTTTTTACAATGGACAAGCTGATGGAAATGAAAAAGCAATTGGGGACCAGGATATTTTCGCAAGAGATCTTAAATAATCCTATCAACGAAGAAACAGCAAGGATCAAGAAAGAGTGGATCAAGTTCTTTTCTAATGTGGATGAGGGGGAGTTTTTTAGTAAGGTTCTAATGTTTGATCCACAAGCAGGGGCGTCAAAGAGTGCAGATTACTATGGGCTTTGTGTTGCTGGTAAATTTAGAAATGAAAACAAGAAGTACGTTTTGGAAATAATGAGTGGTAGAGACACACAAATAAATCAAGCAGCTTTAGTTGCTAGGGTGTATCAACAGCATGATAATATACGAACAGTTGGGGTGGAGAAAGTGATGGCTCAAGTTGCTGTGTATCAATTACTATTAGACTGGAAGGCTGGAAGGATAGATTTACCGAATGTCAACAATGATGATAGGACAATGCCACTTATAGCGATAGAGCCTAAAGGGAAAGACAAGATTGCCAGAATGCAAATGCATGAGCCAGATTTCGAGAATGGAAACATATTATTCCATGAAGGATTGAGGGGATTTACTGAAAGTTTAGTTTGTTTCCCAGAGGTTGATCATGATGACGACATTGATTCGATGATGTATAGCCTTGAGTATTTAGACAAAACAAGTTTTACAAGTAACAGTCAAATAGGCTATAATACACCCAGAACGATTGTTGGGAACATCAGAAATAAGAAGTTTTAATATTAAACTTTAAATATGGCAATTTTAAAAGACCAAAAACCTTTATCTATCTCGGATCTGATTAAGACTCTTGGAGATTCTGGATCAGAAAGATATGGAGGTTATTTTCAGGATGAACCCAATGCTCAATGGCGTGATGAAACAAGAATCACTCTAGTTGAAGAAATGCGAAGAAGTGATGGTGCTGTGAAAGGAGTGCTTAATGCAATTAAAGCACCTATGTTATCAACTCAATGGTATATAGAGATTGCAAGTGATGATGCGAAGGATCAAGAGGTTAAGGATTTTGTGCAGGAGAATATTGATACTATGCAGAGGACATGGAAGGATTTTTTGCGTGAGGCTTTGGCTTATTTAGATTTTGGACATTACTGTTTTGAAAAGGTTTATGAAAAAAGAGATGGAAAGATTTATTTACGAGATCTTGAGCCGAGGATTCCAGCGTCAATTCAGAATTGGCAATTAGATGATGGTCGCAGAGGGATTGTGCAAAGAATTGATAGTGATGAAACGGATATAATGGAAGCCCAGATACCCGCTAATAAGTTATTGGTTTTGACTAATGATAAAGAAGGAGATGACTTAACAGGACAGAGTGTATTAAGACCAGCCTGGAAACATTATTATATTAAAGATGTTCTTTATAAGGTTGCTAGTATTAGTGCTGAACGATATGGAGTGGGAGTGCCGAAGATAGTAATGCCAGATGGTGCAGGTGATGATGAAAAAGCAGAGGCAGAGGAAATGGCTAAAAATATCCGTAGCCATGAACAGGCTCGTATAATAGTACCGAACCAGAATTGGACTGTTGATATTGTAACTCCTAGTGGAAATCCACAAGGTCAAGCAATAGAGCAACAGATCCAACATCATAACAAGATGATCCTGATGAATGTACTTGCAGGGTTTTTGGGGTTGGGGACTGACTCGACTGGAAGCTTTGCATTGTCGAAAGATCAATCAAGTTTCTTTTTAAAGCATGTTGAAGATAAGGCTGCTTATTTAGCAGAACAATTCACAAAACAGGTTATAACAGAATTGGTTGAAATCAACTTCGGACCAAGGGAGGTTATGCCACAATTAAGATTCGTTTCTTTGGGAGATGTAGACTTTAAAGAAATGAGTGAAGTGTTGAATACTCTTAAAACATCTGGGTTGATAAAGAATAGTGGAAAGATGACTAAATTTGTGCATGATACATTTAAACTACCAGAGCTTACTGATGATGAATTGGATGAAGTAGATGAGTCCCCTGAAAAGCCAGAGATTGAAGAACCGAAAGAAATGGAGGGGCCTAAAGAAGAAATGCATGAACATTTGGCTCAAAAAAAAAGCCTAAAATTATTTCGGGACTTGACCTTGCAAGAGAAACGGGTCGACTTTCGATTTTTGAATGATGAGTTTAATACCGAAGAAGATGCTTTGAAAGCTGCGTTGGTTTTGGCTGTATCGGAGAAATTGCAAAAGGCTATCAATAGAATGACTGGGAAATTGAAAGCTGGTGATCTTAAAGGAGTTGCTGATATTGATTTTGCTAATAAAAATTCTATTAAGCAGATAGTCAAAGAGTCTATGAAGAAGTCTTATGAAACAGGAAAGACAACTGCTAGTACAGAAATGGATGTTGGAAAACCGCCTACTCCTGCAATAGATAGTCAATCGTTAGATTTTGAGGCAGGACAGATAGCCGGTGGGTTTGTAAATGAATTAAATGTAGCTGCAAAGACTGTTGCCAAAGAAGGTTATTCAAAAGAGGTAGCAATACCAGCGATAGCAATAGCAGTAAATGAGATTGCGAAGAATCAAGCGAGTAAAATGATAACCAACATAGGTGGGTCTGCTGTTGGTGAATATGTTAATAAAGGAAGAAGGGCTGTTTTTAATAAAAATTCTTTTAACATAAAAGCATACCAGAGAAGCGAGATATTAGATGACCGTACTTGTGCTATGTGTATGAGTTTGGATCAAAGAGTTGTAAGAGCTGATGATCCGATGGCGAAGATGGATCTGGTACATACTCACTGTAGGGGTATATGGGTGCCGATAATGGGTGATGAAAGTTTTAAAGGGAGTTTTGGATTGCCAAAGACTATAACCGATAGGCTTGAAACTGTTGGTGGGGTCCCAGCGATAAATAGCTTTACTCAACTTAAAAAACCAATTAACAGATCAAATGAAGCAGTCCAAGAAGAAATCAAAAGAAGACTCAAAAACCAATGAGTTTCGGTGCAATAAGTGTAAAAAATTGCTTTTTATGTATGAGATTGGCAAAGGGGTTGTTGTGATTAAATGTAAGAGGTGTGGAGCTATGAGCAATTTGATTTGCAATAAGAGTGTGAATAACCTATAATGCTTTTAGAAGTCCCCGAGGCTCATATAATTTAACATGAGCCTGATATGAAAAAACAAGATACCCCAGAGGTGCAAAACTCAAACATTCTCGATTATGTTAGCATGGTAGACATAAAGCTTTTGAAAGAAGAAAGGCTTTCTACTATTGAGATATTAAAAGTCGGAACCATTCACGATAGAGGATTAAAGATTACTAAAAAGATGATGGAAGATTTCGTTAGTAATTTTAATGAAGGAGTTTATGGGACTGATGTTCAAGTGAACTTTAGCCATGACCGTG